TTGACAAGGTGCTGACCTATGTGGACAGCCCGTTCAAGCTGTTTGCCATCCTCATCATGGGTGTGGTTGCTTTTGCCGGGTATTTTCTTTGGCAGAACCAAACCTTTATGATGGACGCCTACAAGGAGTCCAAAAAGCTGCCGGAGATCAACACCTCACGGGCAGACGATGCAAGCTCTATGCTGCTCAAAAAGACGAACGCAACGGTGGTGGCAATCTTCAAGGTCAACCCGCTGTTCAACAGTCGGGTGCTGTACCGGGCATACACCAAGGACGGCAGGGACAAGACGATTGAAGACATCGATGTTGGGCTGTTCAGCCAGAACTCGGCCAACAATTCGGATGTTGTGCGACTGATGACCAACGAAATCCCGTGCGGGGAGTACCGCTACGCGCAGAGCGAGGTGGGCCTGTGGTACTTGGAGAAGGGCGTGGTGTACACCTGCCGGGTGAGTGTTCCGCCAGACAGCCACAGGTTTGTGGGACAGGTTACGGTGGGCTGGACGGAACAGCCCAAAGACATCGAACAAGTAAAATTCATGCTGGAAATTGCCAGCGCCATGCTAACCAAAAGAGGTAACTGATGCTTTCACTCATTTCAACTCTCGGGGGTCTGTTGATCTCCGGTCTTCCAAAGCTGCTGGAATACTTCCAGAACAAGGCCGACCAGAAACATGAACTGGCGCTGGCCCGTGTGCAAACCGAAAAAGAACTGCAACTGGCCGCTGCTGGCTTTGCAGCGCAGGCCAAGATCGAAGAAATCCGCACCGATCAGGTGGCAATGGAGACCGATGCACGGATGACTGAGGCAGCTTTGGCGCACGATGCCAAGGTGCTTGAGAAGGCCAGCACATGGGTGTCCAACTACGTTGGAACCGTGCGGCCCACCGTGACATACATTTTTGTGCTGGAGTTGGTGGCAATCAACGCCTTTATGGCTTGGTATCTGTACCAGCAGCCGGGTTTGATCACCAGCATTGATGATGTGATCCGCTACTCCGACTTGATCTTCTCCAGCGACGAGATGGCGATGCTGGGCGGGATCATCGGGTTCTGGTTTGGTAGCCGCCAGTGGAGCAAGAAGTGAAACTGGGCAAAGCAGGTGAAGACCTGATGCACAGGTATGAGGGCTTTCGCTCTCGGCCATATCTGTGCCCAGCCCACATCTGGACGATTGGCTACGGCCATGTCCTGTATCAAGAGCAGATCAGGCTTCCTGTGGTTCGGCCTCCGGGCAAGACCAAAGCCGACATCCCAATGATCCGCAGCGAGTACCCATTGAAGCCGGAGGACAACCGTGTCTGGACGAAAGAAGAAATCAACGAATTATTCCGAACTGATGTCAGAGATTTTGAACGGGGTGTTCTTCGTCTTGTTCCCGGTGTGGTTGGGCGTCAAGGAGCTTTCGACGCTCTTGTCTCTATTTCCTTTAACTTTGGGTTAGGAAACCTTCAGCGCAGCACCATCCGCATGAAGGCCAACAGAGGCGATTGGGAGGGCGCTGCGCAAGCATTCATGCAGTGGACAAAGGGCGGGGGGAAAGAGCTTCCCGGCCTTGTAAAACGCCGAAAAAGCGAGATGTCGCTATTTTTGTCCGATTTGCATTGAATCAAAAGTGTCTAAGTGGCAAAATACACAGCAAATTGCTGATAAAGGAGGCTCAATATGGCCGCAGTGATGACATACAACAGTCTGGTGGCAGACATCGCGTCGTATCTTGAGCGCACCGACACGGCAACAATCGACAAAATCCCCACCTTCATCATGCTGGCAGAGCAAATCATTGCCAGCCAGATCAAGTTTTTGGGTAACCTGACGGTCAACACCTCGGCCATGACGCAAGGCGATCCAGTGATCGTCAAGCCTGCTCGTTGGCACAAAACTGTCTCGATGAACATCACGGTTGGCAACAAGCGCCAGCCTGTCTTCCTGCGCAAGTACGAGTATCTGCGCGAATATTGGCCTGAAGCAACGCAGGAAGATGTTCCCAAGTTTTATTGCGACTACGACTACACGCATTGGCTGGTGGCCCCCACCCCTGATGATGCGTATGGGTTTGAGGTCATCTATTACGAGCGCGTACAGCCGCTGGATTCTTCCAACCAAACCAACTGGTTTACGCAATACGCTCCGCAGGCAATTCTTTACGGCTCGTTGCTTCAAGCGATGCCTTTCCTGAAAAACGACGAGCGCCTTCCGATGTGGCAGAGCATCTATCAGCAAGCGATGGATATCTTGACCACCGAAGACAAGTTGCGAGTGGCTGATCGTCAAACTATTGCGGTGGATTCATGAGTTTCATTTCCCCCTTCACTGGCGATGTAATCCAGCCAACGGACGTAAGTTTCCGCCGCTTCACAATGGCGGCGAACACAACTCTGTCGTGGCCCATCAACGGAAACGCCACAGGCAACTATGCCGCCCGAATCATGGAAGTCGAGGCCACATCTGCTGGCCTCAGTCTTTTCATGCCTCCAGCAAATCAGACATCTGTCGGCACAGATTCGCTGATTTTCAACTACGGCTCGCAAACCTTCACGGTCAAGGATGCTGAGGGCGGAACCATCATTGCGATTGCCGCTGGCGAGGCGCAGTACATCTATGTGACCACCAACCCTGATGCCGCAGGCACTTGGGGCGTGATTGCGTTTGGTGCGGGTTCCTCGGGCGGTAACGCAAGTTCTTTGGCTGGCCTTGGGTTGATGGCGATCTCCTCGACTCTCAACCAAAGCCATCCATCCCAGACGGTCACCAACGGGTACACGTTTCTAAGCTCTGATCGGTCTCAGCTTAAAGTTTGGAATGGCGGCTCTGGCACGGCAACACTGCCCCTAGCTACGTCTTTGGGTGATAACTGGTTCACGTTGTTCAAAAACAATGGAACAGGCACATTCACGGTTGGAACGACTGGGGGCGAATACATTGATGGTCAATTTACCAAACAATACAACCCCGGCGAAGCATCTCTAATCATTTGCACGGGCACTCAATACCTGACGGTTGGATTTGGCATCAATGCGAACTTCGGCTTCAACGTGCTGGTCAAGAACGTAACTGGCGGGGCTTCCTCGCTGACTGCCAGCGAGGCGTCCAACATCATCCAAGAGTATGTCGGCACCTTATTTTCCAACGTCACAGTCACATATCCGCCAATCGTTCAGCTTTACATTGTTAGCAATCAGACGGTTGACAACGGCTACACCCTGACATTGACGACCGGGATTGTGGGCGGCACTGTGGCTATCATCCCGCCCGGCCAGCAGGCCACCGTTATTTGCGACGGCACTAACTTTTTGAACGCCAACACTGTGCAGGCTGGGGCTACGTCCGTGCAGGCGCTGGACGGCACTGTGACTGCTCCGTCAATCAGCTTTGCCAACGAAACTAACACTGGTATTTATCGCCCATCTGCGGGCCATTGGGCCGTCACCGTCCTTGGCGCATTGGTGTTGGATGTTCTCTCATCTGGCATTGATGTGTACGGCACGGGCAACTTCCGTAATGGCGTTTCTGGGGGTACGTTCTGATGACAAAGAAAGTCTTTGCCCTTGACACCAAGCCCGGAATTCAGCGCGACGGAACCATTTTTGACAAGGATGTCTACAGCGATGGCCGGTGGGTTAGGTTTCAGCGTGGCCGTCCCCGCAAGATGTACGGCTACCGCCAGATCATTGACAACTTGGCTGGCCCTTCTCGCGGCATCTACGTCAACCCGCAGAACGCCTTCAACAACGTGTTCAGCGGCTACAGCGACGGCCTCCAGCGGCTTCCTATTGACAACAACGGCGTTGGCTCAAACCTGAGCGACTTCGTTTTGAGCAACTTCACTCCAAGCCAGTACAACCTTTGGAAGTTTGACGGCTTCTTTGATGTCTCGGGTTCTGGCAACAGCGTGTTGCTCGCTCATCCCGGCCAAAACTTGGCCCTGATTGACAACACCACAGACACTCCCGTTTTGGCTGGATCAATCACTGGTTTGACGATGTCTGCCGCTGGCGTTCTT